TCACGCAGGTTCTGTCGGTCAGCTCACAGGGCGGCGAACAGCAGTACGCGACCTACCAGCCGCTGGAAGGCGACCGCGAAGTCCGCATCCCGACCGTCAAGAGCGGCGGCGGCCTCGACATCGAGGTTGGCGACGACCCGACGCTCGCGGGCTTCCAGGCGTTCATGACCGCCAACGACGCGCGCACCGCCTATGCGGTCCGCATCACGGCGGCCAATAGCGGCAAGTCGCTGTTCTACAGCTACATCTCGGCCGACAAGGTGCCGCAGATGAACGTCAACGACGTGCAGAAAGCGCGCATCTCGCTGTCGCATCTGAACGAAGCCGTGCGCTACGCGACCTAATGGACCGGGGAGGCCCGGTGCATTGGGCCTCCCCTTTTCCTGAAGGAGCAACACGATGTTCAAGATTCAAGCCAACCCCACCATTGACGCGAAGCTGACCCTCATCGGTCAGGGCCGTGAACAGGTGTTGGAGTTGACGTTCAAGCATTCCACCCGATCCGATTACCTTCAGTTGCTGTCGGATGTGCGCGAGGAAAAGCGCAAGCCCGAGGATGCGCTGGCGAGCCTGATCGAGAAGTGGAACGCCGACATGGCCGTCTCGGCTGACGCGATGAAGGCGCTGGATGAACACCAGCCCGGCGCGCTCATGGCGATTCTCAATGCCTACGGTGACGCCTTGCTGGTATCGCGCAAGGGAAACTGATCGGCAGCGCCCGCGTCCTCCGCGACGGACTTCCGACGCCGGAGGACTTGGAGCAAGCGGGCCTCGCGCCTGAGGACTGCACGACGCCCAACGAGGACGGCGTGTATTACGACCTCGGCGACAAAGCGTGGCGCTGCCAGATTTGGGAAGAAAACTGGTCCGCGCTCAGTTTGTACCTGCGACTGCATACGCAGTGGCGCGTCGGCTTCAGCGGTGCCGTAGGGCTGGACTACAACGTCCTGTTCCACGAATTGGACCGGATGCACCTCGACCCCGATGACTACGACGACCTGTTCGGGTCCGTCCGAGTGATCGAAGAAACGATGCTGAACCCCAAGCCGGCCTAGCGCCGGCTTTTCCTTTTTGAGAGTCCCATGACCGAAGAGAGCATCGGCACTGCCCGCCTAGATTTGGTGGCGGACACGTCCGAGTTTGTCGTCGGCGTGGAGGCAGCCAAGAAGGCCACGGCGGACCTCGGGCGTGCGACGCAGCAATCCGCGAAGGTCGCGGCCGATGGCATCGCCAAGACCAATGCGGCGGCCAAAACCACGGCCGATGCCCTGAAGGGCGCGGCTAGTTCCGTGGAGCAGAACAGCCGACGCCAGATTGCGTCGCTGGAGAAGCAGATTGCCACGCTTGGGCTCGCCAAGGATCAGGTGATTGCTTACCGGATCGCCACGCAGACTTCCGGCGACGTGGCGGCGAGGTTGACCGAAAAGCTCAACGCCCAACGTGCCGCGCTCTCCAAGAGCGGCGACGCGATCAGCGGCAACGCGAAGTCCGCCAAGGAGTTGCAGTTCGCGATGCGCGGCCTGCCCGCGCAGTTGACGGACATCGTGACGGGGCTTGCCTCGGGCCAGCGTCCGCTGTCGATCCTGTTCCAACAGGGCGGACAGTTGAAGGACATGTTCGGCGGCATCGTGCCCGCCGCTCGCGCCTTGGGCGGCGCGGTGCTGGATCTCGTCAATCCGTTCACCATCACGGCTGCCGCCGTGGTGGGGCTGGGCGTCGCATGGCGTGAAGCAAACAAAGAAGCAGAAGGTTTCAACAAGGCCATCATCCTCTCCGGCGGTGCGGCGGGTGCGTCCCGCCAGAAGCTGGAGGAAATGGCGGCGTCGGTGGCAAAAACTACCAACGCTACGCAGGGCCAGGCGTCGGCCGCGCTGGCCGAGGTGGCCGCCTCCGGGCAGTTCACCGCCAAGCAGATGCAGATGGTGGCGCAAGCCGCCATCGAGATGCAGCAGGCGACCGGACAGTCCATCAAGAAAACGGTGCAGGACTTTGCGTCGCTCAAGGGCGACCCGCTTGACGGCATCCTGAAGCTCAACGACGCCATTGGCGACGGCACCAACGTTGTCCACTTCCTGACTCAAGCACAAGCCGATCAAATCGCCAAGCTCAAGGAGCAGGGCCGGGAGGCAGAGGCCACAGACTTGGCGTTCAAGGCGCTGTTTGACGGCATCAACTCCCGCGCCCCACAGGCTTCGGAGCAGATGTCCCTGTTGGGGGGCGTGCTGCACTCGATTTCCGTCGCCGCACACCAAGACCTCGACGCCGTTGTCGGATTCTTCCGGGGTGCTGACGAGGGCATTCGCAGCTTCATCCTGAGCCACGAAAAAGCGTTGCGGTCGATGGGCAATCTGGCGGCTGCGCTGCCAGGCAACATCTTCGGCAACGCGCAATTGGATGTTCTCAACTCCGTAATTGACACGGCCAAGCACAAAAACAGGCCGAACTTCTCTAATGTCACCGGCGGAGAGGAGGTTGATAGCCAGGAAACCAAAGAAGCCATCGCCTTCAAGGACCGCTATCTCACCCGCGAAGAGAACAAGAAGAAGGCGATTGCAGAGCTGGATCGACTGCGGTCGCATTACACGCAGCAGGAATACGACATCCTGCGGAAAGGCATCGAGGAGCGGTTCAAGCCGCCGAAAACCCCAAACAACGGCATTGAGGGTGCGACGGCCAAGCAGAATGTTCAGGCATTCGAGGATCAGCTCAGGAAAGAGCAGGGGTTGATCGCCAACCAGACACAGGTTCTGGAAGCCAATTACGCTGCCCGCAACATCACGGTGGCGAACTACTACAAGGAACAGAGGCGTCTCACCCAAGAAGGGACTGACGCGCAGATCAAGGCGCTGGAAGGCGAGATCGCCGCACTCAGCGCCCGTAATGTGCATGGCAAGGTGTCGATCCAGAACGCAACGGAGATTGCGCAGAAAGAGGCCGAACTGGCGAAGGTCCGCGCCGATGGTGCGACCAAGCTGGAAGTCCTGAACATTCAGGAGGCCGCGCAGATCAAGCAGCGCCAGCAGTTGCTGACCTCCTACAACGACGCGCTCAAGCAGACGGAAGATACGCTCCACGACGAGTTGGACAACCAAGTCGCCCGCATTTCGATGGGCGAGCGCGAGTTCGAGATGCGCTCGCGGATCAACCAGATCCTGCGGCAGCAGTCAAAGGAACTGTTGGACCTCGCCCGCGCCCGCGACGCTGATCCGGCCAACGCCGACCTGTACGACAAGCAGGCCGCCGCACTGGAAGCCTCCGTACAGCGCCAGGTGCAGGCCGTGCGCGATGGCTACAAGGCCATGTCCGAGGCGCAGGCGAATTGGTCGAACGGCGCGATCAAGGCGTTCACCGACTACGCGGACGCTGCGAATGACGTGGCGGGGCAGACCTACGGCATCTTCTCGGACGCCCTGCATGGTCTGGAGGATGTCTTCGTTGACTTCTTCACCAAGGGCAAGGCGGACTGGAAGGGCTTTTTTGACGGCATCGCGGCCGAGATCACCCGGTTCGTGGTCCGTCAGCAACTGAGCAAGCTCGCGCAGAAGTTCCTGCCGGGCCTGACGGGCGATCAGGGCGATTCCTCGGCCAGCGCCCTGTCCGGTGCAGCGGGGCAGCTCGCGGCGTCCGCGACGCCGTTGTATGGCGCGGCGGCGGCCCTGAGCGCGTCTGCGTCCGCCTTGGCTGCGGCCGGTGGCGCTCAGGGCATCAGCGGCGGTGCCACCACGGGCGGCAGCGGAAGCTGGATTGACTCGCTGTTCTCGCTGTTCTCCAGTGGCGGCGGCGAGCAGTGGTACGCCAACGGCGGCGCATTCGAGAACGGCGTGCAGAAGTTCGCCTATGGCGGCGTCGTCTCCAGTCCGACCAACTTCGGCATGTCCGGTGGCCGCCTCGGATTGATGGGCGAGGCGGGCCCCGAAGCCATCCTGCCATTGCATCGCGGTCCTGACGGAAAGCTCGGCGTGCGGATGGAAGCGGCGAACGAGCCGCAGCGCACCGGCCCGACCGTCGTCCAGCAGACGGTCTACGTGCAAGGCCGCATCGACTCCCGCACCGCTTCCCAATTCGCGCAGGCGACCGCCCGCGAACAGAACCGCGCGTCCTCCCGGAACCGCTAACCCATGACGATCATCGCGACCCGCCTCTCCGCGAAGGTCGAGGCGGGGTTCTCGGCTGTCGTGGGCTTTTCCACGCGCGTGGTCGAGCTGAAAACAGGATTTGAGCGCCGCAACGCCAACTGGCTCAACCCCAAGCGCCGCTTTACCGCCCGCACCGCCGGCTGGACGCCCGAGATGCGCGCCGAGCTGCTGAACCTCGCACACGCGGCCCGTGGCTCGCTCTACGGCTTTCTGTTCAAGGACTGGAACGACTACAGCGTCACCGCGCAGTCGCTCGGCACCGCACCGTCCGGTTCCACGCCCGTGCAGTTGGTCAAGACCTACACCTACGGCTCGGAAACCTACACCCGCACGATCACCAAGCCCGTCGCCTCCACGGTCACGGTCTACCAGAACGGTGTCGCCAAGGCGGGCTCGCTGGACGAAACCACCGGGCTGTTCACGCCGACGACCGCATGGACGGCCGGGGCTGCCTTGACGTGGACCGGCGAGTTCCTGGTGCCCGTGCGCTTCGCCTCGGACGACATCGAGTTCGTGCTGCCCCACCGCGACATCGCGGAAGTGGTGTGCGAGCTGGTCGAGGTGTTCGGTGAGTAAGACCATCCCGGTCGCACTCGACACCCACAAGGCGCAATCCAGCACGACCCTGACCGACCTGTTGCTGCTCGGCCCGCTGGACGATGGCACCTATCGCGGCATGACGCTGCTGGATGCCGATGTCGCGTATGACGACACAGGCGGCCTGATTGCGCCGACCCGCACCGCCGGTAGCGTGACCTACAAGGCGCGCACGGGCATGGAGCTGTCAGCGCTGGAATCCACGGCCGATCTCGGCGTGGACAACGCGGAAGCCAACACACTCCTGCCGATTGCCGGGTTCGAGGTCGAGGGCATCACGCAGGCGCAGATCGACGCGGGCGCGCTCGACAAAACTCCCTTCGTTGTTTACCGCGTCAACTACCAGAGCCTCACCGCCGGCTCCCACGAGGTCGTTGCCTCGGGGACCGTGGGCGAGGTCCGCCAGAAGGTCGGCGGGCTGACGGTGATCGAGCTGCGCTCGTTGTCCCAGCAGCTCAAGCAGTCGATTGTCGAATTGGATTCGCTGTCCTGCCGCGCCAAGTTCGGCTCGCAGACGGGCGAGGAACGCTTCCCCTGCGGCTTCGACCTGACGACGGAATGGGTGAGCGGCACGGTGCTGGCGGTCGGCACGGAAACCGACCGCGAGTTTGCCGACACCGGACTCACGCAGGACGACGACTACTTCGCGCCGGGCCTCGTGGAATGGTTGACCGGCAACAACGCCGGCCAGCAGACCGAGGTCGAGGCGTTCGGATCGGGCACGGTCACGCTGCTGTTCCCGACCGTCAACCCGATCCTCTTGGGGGACACGTACCGCATCCGCCGCGAATGCACGAAGCTGCATTACGGCCACAACGGCTGCCGCGAGTTTTGGGGCAGCAACTGGACGCTGCATTTCCGGGGCGAGCCGCATATCCCGATTGGCGACACCGGCACGCTCAACACGCCCGGGGCTGGTACCTCACAAACCAGCCTCAACGGCACGGGCGAGGTCGTCACCACGCCGTCCTCCGGTGGCGGTACGGACAGCGGCGCGGGCTATCCCATTCCCGATGGCGGAAACACCTCCACCACGCGCACGCGCGGCGCGACGGTGCTGGACCCGGTGGCCTATGGCGCGGACCCCACGGGCGCAACGGATTCCACGGCGGCGTTCAATGCGGCGTTCGCCGCGCTGCCGGGCGATGGCGGCACCATCCGGCCCTCGGCGGGCACGTACAAGATCAACCCGAACACCAGCATCCAGCCGGTCAGCTACTCGTTCCTCGACCTGCTGACCCACGATGTCACGCTGGAGGAAAGCTACACCGCGACCGACCACAAGTACGGCCTGCTGATCCAAGGCATCACGCAGTTCGAGGTCGCGGGCGGAAAGATCATCGGCTACCGCAACAAGGGCGCGGTCCCGTCCGGCACGACGGCCGAATGGGGCCACTGCATCGCCTGCTACACCTCGACCTTCATCACCATCCGCGACATCACGCTCCGCGATGCGATGGGTGACGGCATTTCCATCGGCGGCAGCGACGACGTGGCGATCGACAATGTGATCTCCACCAACAACCGCCGTCAGGGCCTGTCGATCGTCAACGGCTCGCGCATCGACGTTACCGACTCGGAGTTCAGTCATACCAACGGCACCTCACCCGAGTGCGGCATCGACATCGAGCCGGAGAACGGCAACACCTGCGACAGCATCAACATCAAGAATTGCCGCCTGACCCGGAACCACAAGTACGGCCTGAACATCCTCATGCGCGGCACGGTGACGGGCGCGACGATCAGCAACATCACGATCGACGGCTGCACCATCGACTACCAGGACAGCAACGGCGTCGTGTTCCACGGCGGTAGCGGGGTGGACTTCACCAACAACACCGTGCGCCTCAACAGCGCGACGGGCGTGCGGCAGGAAGGCACCAACAGCCTGACGATCTCGGGCAACACGTTCGAGAACAACTACACCCGCGACGGCACGGTCACGGACGGCACCTTCCAGAGCGTCACCGGCACCACGGGCGTCCCGGCGGGCGACCTGCTCATCTCCAGCGCAGGCACCGGCCTGAGCGTCCTGACGAACACCTACTACAAACGCTGATGCCTCGACTGATCCCGCGACTGTCCGCTGCGGAGCGGACGGCGTTCATTGCGGCTGCGCGTTCGCATCTGGATGTGCCCTTCAAGCACCGTGGGCGCTCATCCAGAGGATTGGACTGTCTCGGGCTTGTGGCAGTGAGCTTGACGGCCATCGGCTACGCGCCGCAGCAGGACGAGCGTCTTTACGGGCGGCATCCCGAGCCGGATGGAGAAAAGCTGCGCGCGTCGCTGTGCGAGCATTTCGGCGACCAGATCGCGCTCGACCGCACAGCCCCCGGCTGCGTGGTTTACATGCGCTGGCACAAGCGGCCCAACCACGTCGCCATCATCGGCGACTACTACCTCGGCGGCCTGTCGCTCATTCACGCACTCTGGGAGTCGGATCGCGTTGTTGAGACGCGACTGGCTGGCCCGTGGCCTCGCCGCATCCTCGGAGCGTGGCGTCCATGAGCGGCAGCACCATCGGTGGTGTCGTCGGCGGCGTCATTGGCGCGTACTTCGGCAACGCACAGCTCGGATGGATGATCGGCTCCGCCATCGGCGGCTACGTCGATCCCGATGTCATCAAAGGACCGCGCCTCAAGGACGCGCAGGTCCAGACCTCACAGGAGGGCGTGCCGCGCCCCATCGTGTTCGGCACGGCGGTCGTCGCTGGCAACGTCATCCAGCGTGGCCCGCTGATCGAGCACAAGCACAAGGAGCGCACGGGCAAGGGCGGTCCCGAGCAGGTCACGTACACCTACACGCGCACCTATGCCATCCGCGTGTGCGAAGGCCCGATTGCCGGCATCCGCCGCATCTGGCGCGACGACAAGCTGATCTATGACGTGCGCGATCCGTCCACGCCGGACGACGGCACCGATCCGTCCGTGTGGCAGGCGGCGGCGATGGCCTTGGCCGGTGACACGCAGAGCTGGGCCTCCAAGCTCACCATCTACCTCGGCGACGAAACGCAGCTTCCCGATCCGACGCTGGAAGCCCTGCCTGCGGAGTTGGGTGGTGGGGCGGGGAATGTGCCGGCCTATCGCGGTTCGGCGTATGTCGTCATTGCAAACGACGACCTGACCGACCGGCAGGGCACGCTCCCGCAGTACCGCTTCGAGGTGGTCTCCTGCGGCGACACCGTGACCATCCCCGGCGAGGACCCGCCGTGGATCCATAGCTTCACGGGGACCACGCAGTCCATCTTCGACATCGGCGCAGACCAGACCGGCACCTTCATGGTGTCGGGTTGGAACGACAACCTGCGCATCACCACGAACGGCAGCTTCTGGTCCGGCGTGGATTACAGCGGGACGGGGATCAGCACCAGCCTCGCGATCGCGGACATCTGGAACGACGGCGGCTGGTACTTCGCCGTCAACCAGACCGTGGCCTCGCCGTCCAGCGGGCGGACGTGGGACACGACGATCATCCCCGCGTACCCCATCCATCCCCAATCGGTGGGCAAGGTGGCCGGCACGTATTGGGCCGGCGTCCATGACGTGGTGGGCACGACCAAGGTGTTCCAGCCGCGCGACACCGTGGGCAGCACCGTGATCGACTACGGGGCCAACTACGGCATCCCGGAGTGCATTTCCGATACGTCGGCGGGCGAAATCCTGCTCTGCACGACGACGGGCAAGATCCTGAAGTCGGGCGTGGTCGTCCACGACACGGGCGGCGTCGTGATTGTCACGCAGTTCGCGCGCCACGGCACCACCATCGCGGGGGCGTTCGGCGGCGGCTACCTGCTGTCCACCGACGACGGCGCGACGTGGACGACAGGCACCGGCCCCGCCCTCGACGGCGTGGCCTATTCGTCCCACTGGTACGGCGTGACGAACGAGGGCATCTACGCGACCGACGATCCGGCCGGCACCTGGACGCTGGTGGATGACTATTTCGCCGGAAACGGAGGGGGCTCCTACATCTGCGCCTCCGAAAACGGCGCGGTCCTCGCCACCACGCAGGACGGCAAGACCGCCTACCTGCCGGCCTACCGCACGGTGCCGGACGCGCCCAGCTTCCAGGTGGACGACAGCGGCAACCTCTACGGCCCCGACCGCACGGGCATCGCGCCGTGCGGGGACATCACCGTCGCTGACGTGGTGGAAAGCCTGTGCTCGCGCGTGGGCATCACGGCGGGCCAGATGGATCTCACCCAGCTCACCGACGTGGTGCGCGGCGTGGTCATCGGCCGGCAGATGGCCTGCGCCGATGCCATCCGGTCGTTGCAGCAGGGCTATTTCTTCGACTTCCCCGAATGGGACTTGAAGCTGCGCGGCGTCATGCGCGGTGGTGCGGCCTTGTGGACGATCACCGACGACGACCTCGTGTGGTCGGACGACGACGAGGAAACCCGCGCGCAGTCGGTGGAGTTCCCTCGGAAGATCAACTTGGAATCGCCGGACCCCGCGAAGAATTACGAAGCCGTCAAGCAGACGGCCGAACGGCGCACCGAGAACATCAAGGCGCTCGGCGAAACGACCATTGAGCTGCCCATCGTGCAGACGGCGGACGAACGCGCCCGCACCGCCGAGAAGATGCTCAAGATCGCGTGGGAAGAAGCGAACGGGCGCACGCAGTTCCAGTTGCCGGAGGAGTTCACCGCCCTCACGCCGTCTGATCCGTTCACCAAGGACAGCAAGCGGTGGCGTGCGGACAAGGTGGAATACGGCGACGGCGTGGTCAAGGTCGAAGCCGTACGGGATCGCATCTCGGCCTACACCTCCGCAGCGGTGGGCAACCAGACCGATCCGGGCATCCCGCCGAGCAGCATCCGTGGCCCGACGATCTTCTCGGCGCTGAACCTGCCGTCCCTGCGCACGCAGGACAACACGCCGGGCATGTACGTCGCGGCGAAGGGCCTGCTCCCCGGCTGGATCGGCTGCGACCTGCAACTGTCCGTGGATGGCGGCGAGACCTACACCACCGTCCTGCGGATGACCAACCACGCCACGCTGGGCGTGCTGACCGCAGACCAGACAGCCGCGGCCACCACGCTGTCGGTGGACGTGGGAGTGGACACGCTGGAATCGGCCACGGCATCGCAGGTCATTGCGGGCGCAAACCTCTACGCCATTCCCAACGCCAATGACACGGCGGAAGTGTCGGCGTTCCAGACCGCCACGGAAACCGACACGGGCGAGTACGACCTCAGCACCCTCACGCGGCCGAAGCTGGACACGACGGCGGCAGAGCACTACGCGGGCGACCGCTTCGTGCTGCTGGACAGCGCGATCTACTTCCTGCCCATCGACGTGCGGTATGCGGGTCAAACGCTGATTTTCCGCCCCGTCACCTTGGGCACGGCCGCAGAAAACAACGCGACCTTCGAGGTCGTCTATCTGCCGCAGTTCACCAGCGCGCCCACGGTGGACTTCCTCGAAACAGAGCTGGGCGAGGTCATCACGACCGAAACCGGCGAATACCTCCAGTTGGATATCGCTGCATGAAGATTTCTGCACTGACCCCCGTGTCGTCGGTGGACGGCACGGAGCTTTCGCCGTGCAACCAATCCAGCACCACGGTTCGCACGACCCTGCAAGCCATCGCCAACCTGTTCAAAGGAACGCGCGGAACGGCGATTGCTTCGGCATCCAGCGTCAACTTGGGCGCGGCGACCGGCTCCAACCTGCACATCACCGGCACCACGACGATCACCTCGTTCGGCACGGTTGCGGCAGGCGTCGAGCGGCGGGTGATCTTCGACGGCGCGCTGACGCTCACCCATAACCCCACGAGTCTGGTATTGCCCGGTAACGCCAACATCACCACGGCGGCCGGGGACTCTGCCGTCTTTATCTCGGAAGGTTCGGGCAACTGGCGCTGCGTGTCCTACAACAAGGCGGACGGCACGTCGGTGGGCGCGGCGACCATCGCCAACGATTCGGTCACCTACGCCAAGATGCAAAACGTCTCGGCGACACAGCGGGTCATCGGCCGCAACACCGCAGGTTCGGGTGATCCTGAGGAAGTGACGTTGACCCAGTTGCTGGACTGGATTGGCTCGGCGGCGCAGGGCGATCTGCTTTATCGCGACTCCTCCAGTTGGGCGCGCCTTGCTGCCGGCACCTCTGGCAAGATTCTCCGCACCAACGGGGCCAGCGCAAACCCGTCGTGGTATGGCGGCGTTGTCAGCCTCACTGATGGCGCGACCATATCCGTGGACGCGAGCCTCGGGGACAACTTCCGCGTCACCCTTGGCGGCAATCGGACGCTCGCCAATCCGACCAACCTCGTCAATGGACAAGTCCTCAATTTCCGCATTGCGCAGGACGGCACGGGTTCTCGCACGCTGAGCTACGGAGCGAAATACAAGTTCCCTGGCGGCACCACGCCCATCTTGACGACGACGGCAAGCGCACACGATTTCATGTCCTGCCAGTACGACAGCACCGACGACACGCTGTATTGCGTGCTCAATAAGGACTTCAAGTGACCGTCGGGCCGATGTTTTTCGCGCCCGCTGGTGGCAGCACCAGCGCGGTCGCCTGCCTGCTGCATTTCGACGGCACCGGGTCCACATTCGTGGACGAGACAGGCAAGACCTGCACGGCATTTGGCACGGCGACGCAAAGCACCACGCAGTCCGTCTTTGGCGGCAAGGCGCTCGACCTGAACTCGGGCGCCGGCCGCGTCGAGGTCGCCGACTCGACGGACTTCGACTTCGGGACGGGCGCATTCCTGATCGAGTGGCGCGAGTACCACACCAGCAACACGGGATTCCAGAACGCCTTTTCGCGCGGCTACAACATCGCGGGAGGCATGTTCTTCCAGTCTGCCAGCAGCGGCGCGAGCACGCGCGCCTTGTATTTCGTGGATTCGGGCGGCACAGCCCAAAGCATCACCACGGCGGTCTCTTACGGCACCCTGAACACTTGGGCCGCTTGGGCGATCCAGCGCGATGCAACGGGAGTGGTGCGTATTTTCAGGGACGGCACGCAGTTGGCGTCCGGCGGACCGTCCACCAACTCACAGCTCAGCCTCGGCCTGCGCGCCCCATTCGTGATCGGCGCCGACAATGCATCGTCGTTCTGGCTGCATGGCTACATTGACGAGTTCCGCGTGCAAAAGGGCGTGGCGCCGTATACGTCGAGCGGCTACACCCCGGCCTCAAGCGCGTTCACGTATCCATAAGCGGTTGCAGCTTCGGACGCCGCACCCACGCCTCGATGGTGTGATACGACAACGCGGCCAACGCGATCGAGGCGACCAGCGTTACCGACAACACGAGCTGCCACGATTGTCCGTCCAGCAGGCGCGCGATCGGGTAGTGCCAGAGGTAGATGCCGTAGGAGAGCTTGCCGAGATAGGTCATCACCCGCGATTCCAGCCACGCAGGATGTTCGCCCATGATGGCGAATGCGGCGGCGATCTCGACGGTCGTGATGCCCGGCCCCTGCGCGTACTCGCCCTTCCACGGCAGGTAGAACGCCACGAACGCCAGCGCCACCAGCGCGGGCCATGCGGGGAACTTCTGGCGCGGGAAGTGCGCGAGCAGGCAGCCCAGCACCAGCCCCGACAGGCGCATGTCAAACCGCGTGTAGAACGCATCCCAGCCGTGCGCCTGTAGCCGCCACACGGTCGCCGCAACAAACCCCCACGCCAATGCCTTCACGCTCGGCCGGAAGCGATAGAACACCAGCGGCCAGAGCAGGTAAAAGTGCTCCTCGACCGCGAGGCTCCACGTGTGGCCGAGATAGTCCGGCATCGCCCAGAACGTCTTGGCGTAGTCGGACAGGTACAGGATCGACAGCCCCGCCTCGATGTAGTGCGGGTAATTCGGCACGACGACGTAGAACACCGTCAGGTACACGGCCAGCATGACGGCCAGAGGCGGCGTCAGCCGGCGCAGGCGGCGGATGTAGAACTGCCGGAGGGTTGGCTGCGTCTCAGCCAGCAGCCGCGTGATGAGGTAGCCGGACAGGACGAAGAACACGTCCACGCCGATGAACCCGCCGCGCGCCCAGCCGGCCCCGGAATGGCAGCACACCACCGCGAGGACCGCGAGGGTGCGCAGGCCATCCAAGCCGGGGATGTATTGCATCGCCCGGAGGCCGTCAATGGCCGGGAGGTGTTTCATGCGTTGTCTCCCCAACACCCTATCGCACTGTATCCCATTGATTCGGTTAGACGGAAATTGGCGGTTTTGGCGGCCGTAAAATCAGCCAGTTTCCCTTTCGATTCATGCGTTTGGCGGTGACTGCAACGCTGCCTGGGGGGCAGAGGGTCGTCGGTTCGAATCCGGCTACCCCGACCAAATTTCCAATATCTTTCAGCAGGTTACGGGCGCAACGCCTGTGGATAAAATCGCCCGCACCCTATTCCCACCCTATTACCACCCTATCGCGGCAGCAAAATGCCGACCGCGACCTCCTGCCACGGGGCTTCGTGGCCTTCCAGATAGACCTCGGTCATGGCGGCGCTGCTGTGCCCCATGAGCGCCTGCACCTGCTCCAGCGTCCAGCCCGCGTCCTTCAGCAGCGCACCGCCGAGACTGCGGACCTCGTGGAAGGTGGGCGGGTTGGCGCTCTCGATGCCAGCCTCGTCGCGCGCATCCGCGAACGCCCGCGATAGCTGCTCGGGTAGGACTTGCGTGTGATGGCTTCGATCCTTGGCGCGCATGTGGCTCGGGCGTGCTTTCCCTGGCAGCCGGTGGATCAGGTAGGGCGACAGCACGGAATCACGGCAGCGGGCAATCAGGGCCGCCAGCTCATCGTTCACGGCGATTTTCAGCCGCACACCCGTGGACCCTTCGGTTTTGCTCGGGACGACGCACAGCGCCCCGCCACGCTCATCCGAGAATCGCAGCGACACCACGTCCTCGCGCCGCAGCAGCGTCAGCAGGGACAGATCCATCGCGTTCTGCACCCATGTGGGCGCCTTGGCGTGGATCGCCTTGTAGGCGTCCAGCGTCAGCCGCTCGCGCTGGCGCTCATGGGTGAACTTGCGGGTCGCCAACGCCACGTTGGTGTCGGCCCAGCCTTCCTCCACCGCGCAGGCGAGAACCCAGCCCAGCACGAGCCGAAACTGCTGCCGCGCCCGCGGCGATTCGGTGACGGTGCGGATGAAGGTGGCGCAGTCCTTGACGGTCAGGGTCGCGACCGTGCGATCCCCCAGCCCCTTCTCTATGCGCTGGATTACGCTCTCGTAGACCTCGGCAGTCTTGGGTGCCCACTTGCGGCCCGGCACGTCATCGCGGCGGAACACGGTGATCGCATCCGCTACCGTCTCCTGAGCGCCCGTTACCCGCTCCACAAGGTCGCCGCTCGTCACCAGCAGAGCGTTGAGCTTCTTGGCCGCGGCGAACGCCTTGGCCTTGTCCTGCCCCATCCACGTCTCTTTCCGAGTCACCGGGTGCCGGTATTTGAACCCGTCCCGGTTCGGGTAGAGGTTGTCCGGCCAGCCGGCGCGGGCTTTGGATCGGGCGCGTCCCATTCCCATACGTTACCCCGCTTCCAACACCCGCTTCACCAGCTCGTCGTCCTCGGCCAGCCAGGCGTGGACGTCCACGAACCACTGGCCGCCGACCTTGCGCCCCGGCACCTTGCCGTCGCGCAACCAACGCTGCACCGTGATCTCGGCGGGGCGGCTGGCCTCGTCGAAATACTTGGCGACCCAAGCGTCGGCCTTGAGCAGTCTCACGTCTCCTTCGCCTCCGGGGTGGGGCGGCGGGTGTCGTTCCACACTTCAAGTGCGGACGACACAAACAAGCCGCCGATGACGGCAACAGCCGTTGCGAAATAGTTGTGGTCGCGCCACGACAGGGCCGACAGGCAAAGCCAGAGCGGGTCGAAGCGGTTGTAGGTGCGTTCGGTGAGCCACTTAAGCATCGGACCCCTCCCCACCATGCACGGGAACCAGCGCGACGGTTTGGCCGGCGTATTCGGGCGGCAGCTCGTGGCATTCCAGCGAGGCCCATGCGTCGCGCTTTTCGATCAGCGCGCGGGGATTGCTCGGGTCGTTCGTCAGGAACGTGGACGAGCGATAGATTGCAACCGCAGTCGGGGCCCCCTTCACCCGTTCCTCCATCCCCCGCAACCGCTCGTAATCGGCGAGGAGGGCGCTCAATCCGGCTTCTTCAATCTCCTCAGCGCAATCTTCTAGCGAGTGCGCGCGTCCCTCGCCGAACGGATCGGTCGTGTCGTAATTCATGGCTCGCTTGCGCCATTCCGCAGGCAAAGCCCGCAGGCGTTCGATGTCGGTCATACGAGGAGTCCGATGGCCGCCGATACAGTGAGCGCGGCGATGACCAAGCCAGAAGCGAACCACAGCGGCTTGTTCCGATGGGCGCCATTTACCGCTAGCGACACGCCCCCATAGAGACAGCCAGATCCAGCGCAGGCCAACAGCGCATACCCGAAGGCTATCCAGTTCATTTGTTCACCTTGATGTCGGTCATGGACGGTCGGTTGGGCGAAGCGCCGAACACTTCGTACACATGTCGCAGGACTGGTATTTGCTTCCAGCGTCGACCCACTCGTGATTGCATCCCGTCATGCTGGCCATAAGGGCGGCGTCGAGTTCGTCGGCGCAGTTCAACAAGGTTTCGATTCGACCGCGTTCGTAGTCAGGACCGTCAAATGCGTCTCCGTCGTCCACGGCACGCCACAATCCGACCAGTCGGCGAACCGCATCCCGCCCATCCCGCTCCCGCTGGGCCGCGAGTTGGGCTTCGGCGGCTTCGGCGCGGTCACGGTCTTTCTGCCATTCGTTGTGTACTTCGTCGCTGCGGTCCTTCCACCACTGCAATTTCTCCCGCGCCTCCGCAAGCTGACGCTCCAAGTCGGCGATGTGGGCGCGGATGACTGCGGCGTGGCTCTGCGCGTAGGTGGTCACGCGAGCCGATGACGCGAAATGCACCAGCGCATCCAGCGCCTCGGCCACTTCGGCGGGGGTGTTAGTCGGGCCGTTCGTGCCCACCGGGCCGAACCCTTGCAAGTCCTTAGCGCGCATTGCCTTCCCCCTGGTCCTGCGCGGCGGCGAGAAGTGCGCGACGTTTGGCCGCTCGACGCTCGCGCTTCGCTTGTGCTGCCGCGATGCGTTCCTCGTCGTGGCGCGCCTGCCTCTTTTGCCGCTCCACGTAGTCGTCGTCCATCTTCGCCGGCACCACCTCCGGAAGCGGCGACATATCGGCGAGCGCCAGCCCAAGCAGCATGGCAACCGCTGTGTTGGGATGCCTCACGTTGCACCCCCATCCACCCCGCTCGGGCCGCTGGCGAGGGCGGCGCGTGCGTCGAGAATCGCGTCGGTGATTTCATGGCACTCAGAAGCGGAGACGTGGGCCGCCTTCGGGCCGGATGCCACTAGCCGCTGCGCCAGTTCCTCCACGCGCTCGTCGAAGATTTCGCGCAGCTTCGTCGTCACCGCCTCCACGCCCTGCACCTGCGGGCTGGCTGCTTGTCCGATGCACTCGTCGATGCGACCTAGCGCAAGCCGTTCGCCAGCATCCAAATTGTCTCCCGCATGCGCCACCAACATTCGGCGCGCGAGCGCGAGCATTTCGTACGGGTTCCAACCCTCCGGCGCGGCCTGCGGGCTGGCGGTGATATCCAGCGCATCCCGTGCGGCGATGAGGTGCCGGCCCAGCAGAGTGATCGGCACGCAGTCGTTTTCATCTCGGTCGAAGAAGTCGGTCGGAAAGTCAACGATGTCAGCCAGCGCGGCTCGCAGCGTTGCCGCACGTTCGCGCCAGTAATGGGCGTCCTCCCGCCAATACTTCGCGGGGTCGTCATCCTCGGCGGTCGTGCCGATGTACGTTCTGCGGCAGCGGTCGAACGGTTCGCCACAGCAATGGCAGCGGCGTTCATTCGCATCTTCGGACTGCCCCTGCTGGCAGTCTGTGCAGTCGGCGGTGTATGGCTCGGACCCGAAGTACCTTGTGACAACTCCGCGCCCTTCGCACGTTTTGCACTCGCTATGCGCCTGCGGGCTGGCGGTGAGGGCGGCAATGGCGGCGCGTAGTTCGGACTTGCGAGCCTCCGCTTCCGCAAGCATCGTGCCGTCATCGAACCGGCCGCCGACGAGGCTCCAAGAGCTAGCAAACTCTTGCGCCTTCGTCATGATTGCGTCGATCTGTTCCCTGCTCATCGGCTTGCCTCGGTCGGGGCGGCGGGGACGGGCTGATTCGGGTCCTTCATGTGGAAAACGACGTAGCCGTCCATTTCCATGCCCAGCTCGATTTCAGCCATTGGCTTCTGCTTGTCCTCGAAGTGTTCGCGGCCGAACAGGTACAGCGGCCGGCCTGCGATTGATGCCTTCACCGACTGCTTCATCAGCTTGATCGCAGAGGTGATGGCTTCGTGCTCGCGGGCGAAGTCCGGGAGTGGATAGACCGTCAGCATCCATTCCAATACAGCGACGTGGGCCGCCTGGCTATCCTTCCCACTCATGGCGACTGCGGCTCCTTGACTGGCTTAATAACGCCGTCCTCGTTCGTGAGTGTTTCGTCGGCCTGCGCCCGCAGAAAGCGCCCAAAACACAGCGCATTCTCGTTGTGCATCGCGCGGTAGAAGGTGAGTTCGTCAACCGTTTCCCATCGCTGACGTTCGCAGACCCACATGATTTGATAGCCGACAATGGTTCCGATTGGCACCGACTGTTTGATGTCACCCACTTCGCTCACTGTTGCGGCTCCTTGAGGTTGGCGGAGGTGGCGAGGGCGATGGCGGCGCGCAGCGAGAAGTAGCCCGCCGCGAGATCACTTCCCATTTCGTCGTAAATCCAATCGTCGTCCGCGCCCTTGGTCTGCCAGATGGAATCCATCGCAGCCATTGCCTCAATCGCGGCCGTCAGCAGCGTCGGCGCGGCGGCGATCAGGCGGGCGTTGGCCTGCAATTCCTCGCGGGTGCGATGCCGGTCTTTCTCGCGAAACATCGCGATCTGCTGCGCGTAATTCGCGAAGTCCTCGGCCGCATCAACCGCCATCCCGATGGGGCGCGGAAGATGGTTTGCCGGGACGATCACCGGAAAGGCCGGATGCACAGCCCACGGCCCCGGCGTGTGCCTCGTCTCATTGCGCTCCATGTGCGTTCCTCATCAGGCGGCTTGGGTTAGAAATTCGGCAGGCCCGTCGTCATCGAAGTCGTCACTGGGTGCTGGCTTGGACTCCTGGCGCTTCTCACCCTTGCCGCCGACCAGCGTCACTTCCGCCACGCGCAGGGTCAGGTACTTCTTGCCCTCGTGTTCCCGCTGGCCTAGTTCGCCCGACACGCCAAGCTGCGAGCCGGCCGTGATGTAGGGCGCGACCGCTTCGCCGCGCTTGCCCCACAACGAGCAGTCCAGCCACAGGGTTTGCTTCTTGTCGCCAAACCCGGAATCGACGGCCAGCGACCAGCCGGTGACGGGCTCGCCGTTGCCGGTGCGCCGTACCTTGGCGTCATCCTTGCCGACACGTCCGATTGCGTTGAAATTGTTCACTCTGCCTCCAGCGGGAAATCGGGGTTATCGGCCGGCTCGCGCACCTGCCGTTCCTTGATGCACTTGCGCTCGTGCGTGGTGAAGATGCCGCCCTTGGTGGGGGCGAGATACAAGTCCATCTGCGCGGCGGGCGGGATCTCGGACCATGCCTCGGTCATGCCAATCCAGTCCTCCTTCTCGATGCACTCCTTGATGGCGACCACGCTGGCTTCGTACTGCTCGGCCGCGTCGTCACACCGCTGCTTGCGGTCGTCGGAGATGAGACGGGCTGGCACAACTTCCGTCGCCTCGCCGCGCACTTCCTCCATGCGCTCCGCCTCGTCCGGTTCGTAGATGCCGGCGAATCCGAAGGCATAGCGGGCCGCCTGGATTGCAGCCTTGTGGCGAAGCATCCGCGCCGGCCACTTGCGCCACACATCGGTATCGCGGCGGCACTCGGCCATGTATTCGGTCACGGCCACCGGGTGCGAATGGTTCTTGCGGTACATGCGGCACGTCACGGACACCAGCTTGTCGCCGTCGCGCTCGTCCACGAAATCCATGCCGTCGAAGTCCGGATGGCTGTTGATGAGCTTCATCCAGCCGTCCACCGACACCACGGGGACGATGCCGCCGCGCTGCGGAAACGCGAAGATTTCCTTGGTGAACGGGTTGAGCCGGTGTTCCTTGGCGACCAAGCAGAACGCCGCAAGCTGCTCGTTCGAGACGTTCGTGCCGCCCATGACGGTGGCCTTCATCGTTTCGACAAAGGCGCGCTTGTCCATCCCGTAGTGGGAGGCGAGGGTGCCGAGAACACTCGGCGGTTCGATTGTTGCGACCTGTCCCATTACGCGATCTCCCTCGCCGCACACACGCGCCGCGCGAGATCCTGGAAGTCCGGCACCACGCCGTCCTTCGTCTGCGCCGACTGCTCCTTGGCGAGATTGAAGTTGTCCAACGGATCGACCGGCGCGGGCAGGTTGTTGGGCCACACAAGCTGGGCCAGCGCACGGCCGACGTACTTGGTCAGGCGGGGATCGTCAGGCTGGATCACGAGATCACCCCCGTCGCACGGAGAACCCACACCACGACCCAAACTGCGCCAGCGAGAAGCGCGAGGTTGAGAACGAGTGCCACCACGATCCAAGCGCCTGCATACGCGCCGAATTGCTTGAACATTCCGTTATCTCCTTGTCAGTCAGCAGCATTACGATGAAAGCGAGCGTGCCACCCAGGCTGAGGCCGATCAGCAGCCAGAACACGTTGTCGAAGGTCATGGCTGCCTCCCGAACACGGAGATCGCCAGCAGAATCCAGAAGGCGCTCCAGATGAGGAACAGGCCGAACTCGAAGGCGAGGCGCTTCATGCGTGTTCCTCCCCGAACATGTCCTTGGCGAGCTTGCGCATGTCGTCGGCCAGTTCGCGGTATTCGCGCTCCTTGTCCGCGCGCTGCTCGGCGGAGTAGCGGGGGCAGACGGCATAGGCATCGGCTTCCGCATCCAGTGCGGCGGCCTTCGCTTCGGCGGCGCGTGCGAGCGCCTGTGTGTACGGATCGCTCATACGTCCTCCCCGTTGTATTCGTCCCATGCCTGCTGCTGGAACTCGGCCCATGCGTCGGCGTTGGCTTCGGCAAAGGCGGTGAGCAGCCACGGGCCGTTCTCTTTCAGCCAGTCGCGGCGTTCGGCCGATTCGCGGGCAATCGCGGCGTCGGCGTGCGCTTCGTTGCGATCCAGTACGCGGTCGATGTCGTCGTAGGTCATGGCAGCGCAACCCCGTCGGGAAACAGGGCGCGATTCAGCGCGGACCAGAAGTCGTGCCCTTGCGGGGAATCGTTCCAAGTGAACGCACACATCAGTTCGTGCCCATCGCCACGAAAATCGATGTCCGCATCGGCTACCCGTTGCAGCTCGGCGGCGAACGTCTCGCGGTCATGCCACCTGATGCGCGGCGCGAGCGTCTGGTAGAGATTCGTCAGCTTGACGTTCACAGCTCCACCCCCGCGACGTTCCCGAACGGCCACAGACAGCCTTTGATGTCGTCCTCGCGCTCCCGAATCCGTGCGTCGTAGTCCTTGCGGTCCTGCGGCTTGGTCGGGATGCGCTCGCTGTGATGGGCGCGCGTGATGAGCTGCGCCACGAGCTGGTGCGGTGAGTGGGCGAGGATGGCGGGCATGTCACAGCCCTCCGCGACTGAATCGCACGCCAAGCGGGCCAACCTGCGCCACCTTGAGATTGCCGGAGAAGTACCTGCCCTCGAACCGAAAGAAGGGCCGCAGGCAATATTCGCGGTGAAAGCTGACGTGCCAGCCAAAGATGCTCATGACAGCACCTCCGGCTTGAGCTGGACGGCGTTGTCGTCGGCATTGAGGAGCGTCGCCTGCGCGCGGGCCGTCACGAGGTCGCGGAATTGCGACGCATGGGCCTGCTCAGCAAAGCGCGGCTGGCAGTTGGCGTCGAAACCGGCGAACCATTCCAGAGTGCCGCGCCGACGAATCGCGTAGGTCTGCGTGCCCATCTCCGTCTCCCTGCCAGCGGGGTTGCTGGCGTAACGTCGGTCTCCGTTGACCGTGACGCTACGTTACGCTCCTAGGAAGAGAAACGCAACAGGGTGTTACGGATTGGCAATAGGACGGTGCGTTCCAGAAATGGAACGACGCCCAATCGTAACGAGAGGTGAGCCCGGTCACGCCGGGCAAAACCCCCTTAGTTGGGGGTCGGCTCCGGGGCCTTGGTCGCCGCCAGTTGGCGGGCTAGCCCGAGGAGCATCTGACGCTGCTCCGGCGTCAGCAAACGGTACAGCTCGATCAGGTCTTGCTCGTCTTTCAGCTCGATTACCACCGCGTCATCCCCCACAGCCTCGGCCACGGTCATGCCCGCCCATCGGGCCATGACCTTCAATTCGTCAACCGATACGGGACGCTTCCCCTGGAGCTTCAGGGTGATGGCTTGACCGGAAATACCCAATTCCCGGCCCACCTCGGCCTTGCTCACATTTCGAGCGGCGAGGGCGGCAGCTATCCGTTCGTACCAACGCATTGTGTCGGGGGACTCTCTCACTAGACGCGACGAAAAGCGTAACGGAACGTTACCGATTTGTCCGTGACACCCCGTTACAAACGGCGTAACGGTGTGATACGCTCCGCTCATGGAAGCCATCAAGAAACTACGCCGCTCGGGCATGGACACGGCCGCGCTGGTCGCCGGCATCGGCTGCAAGTCGCCCCTGATCTACATGTACGAGAACGGTCGCCGGTTCCCGAGCAAGAAGAACTTCGTCTGCATCGTCGAGCTGGCTGAGTCGCGCGGGCTGACGTTGCTCGCTCGGGATTTCATTGCCGACAACGAGAAGTGCGAAAGCGATAGCTGAGAACAAGGCTCGGTCCTTTGGGATCGGGCCTTTTTTGTAAGCGGATTCGGGGGTCAAGTGGAGTCAAGTGATGTCAAGCCTTGAAACGCAAAACTCACTGCGCCTTGCCTTCGGCGTGCAAAACGGTCCGAAAGACGCCCCCGCCAAGCTTCTGCGGATGATCGAGTCCGAGCAGCAAGCCATCGCGGTTTCGGTCGCTTACAGCGGTTTCAAGCTCGCCTATATCGGCGCGTGCCTCGGCAAGTCCGAGAGCTATGTGTCCCTGTTGCGCGCCGGCAAACGCCCGATGCCCGAGAAGCTGGTGGGGCCGTTCTGCGCGGCCACCGGAACAAACCTGTTGCGTCAATTCCGCGACCTGCAAGCCGCGTTGTCCGAGTGCGACGCGCGGCGCGAGGTCGAGCGGTTGGCGTCCATGTTGGAGGTCGCATGAATCACGAACACCACGAATCCATCTCCGAGCTGGAAGCCGGCGTCGCCGCGCAACTCAAGCAGGCCGGCTGGGACGACAACGCCCAGCGCCACGAGAAGGCCGCCGAAGCCTATGGCATCCGCGAGCTGACACAGGAATGGGAGACGCGGCAGTGAAGGCATTAGATCGAATGATGCTCGCAATGGAGACGGGCAACCGCTGGCACATGGCGCTGGCGAGCTATAGCTACAGCCGTTGGCATGGGCTGTCGCGTTGGTACGCCTTCGTCTGGGCATGGCAACTGTTCTGGACGTGGAGGCGGCAATGAACGGCTGGATAAGCGTTAAGGACCGGCTGCCGACGCAGAGCCGCGATGTCCTCATCGTCGCGCGCTGGCGCTGTAGTGGCCCAGAGGTGTGTGTCGCGTATTTCGACACGAAACACGAGCTGTTCCTCCAAGACGGATTCTGGATGGAAGGCGACGACGACGTCACCCACTGGATGCCCCTGCCGGAGCCGCCGAAGTGAGCTACCAGCAACGTTTCCGTGACGCCTTCTGGCGCTGGTTCTTCGATGCGGACGCAGCCGAAGTCGCGCTCGCCTATCTCGGCATCACCCCGTCACTGAAAGCCGAACTCGCCCGCATTGGGGAGGCCCGTCATGCGTGAGATCCAAACACCGACCGCCGAGGAGATCGCGTTCGCGCGGTTCCAGGTGGCCCGCGCCATCCGCCGCAACCGCGACAAGCCGATCACCACGGCGGAGGAACGCGACAGCGAGCAGCGCCGGCATCGCCTGATCTGCCCGCACTGCAATCCAACGGCGAAAGCGATGCGGCGGGTGCGGGACCAGTGGGTGGTGGCGGGGATTGATCCGTAGGGCAGGGGTGACAGGGGGAAGGGGCATGGCAAAGCGTAAGACGATCACGAAGAAGGTCCGGTTTGAGGTGTTCAAGCGGGACTCCTTCACTTGCCAGTATTGCGGCAAGGCCGCCCCGGACGTCGTCCTTCACGTTGACCACATTGACCCGGTCAGCAAGGGCGGCACTAACGACATCCTCAACCTGATTACCTCCTGCGTTGAGTGCAATAGCGGGAAGGGCGCAACGCCGCTGGACGATCAGGCGATGCTTGCGAAGCAGCGCGCCCAGCTTCAGGAGCTTTCCGACCGCCGCGAGCAGTTGAAGATGATGCTCGACTGGCGCAAGGGCATGAAGTCGATTGATGAGCTGGCCCTGGAGGCTGCTCGCGATCACTTCGCCACGACCTTTGAAGGGTGGGGGATCGAATCTGACGCGGCGATTGCCAAGCTGCGCCAGCACATCCGCAAGTTCGGGGTTCAGGCGGTCATGGAGGCGATGGACATCGCCCGCGACCGCTACGCCCCGACGATCACGCCCGAGTCCGTCAATGAGGCATGGGGCAAGGTCGGCGGCATCTGCCACAACCGGGCGAACCCTGATGAGGGTCGCCTGCGGTATGCCCGAGGAATCATCAGGAACCGCTTCTATTACGTGAATGAGCGGGTCGCGTTTGACTTGTTGCGCGAGGCGCAGGCGGTCGGCGTGTCCGATGAAGAAATGCAAGAGATCGCCAAGAAGGCCCGACACTGGACCGACTGGCAAAGCTGGATGCGTGAGGTTATCGCCGAGGTGCGCGATGCCTAGTCGCATCATCCGCGACGAGATCCTGACCAGCGAGCGGGTTGACCTGCTCGACTTCGCTGCCGAGGTGTTCTATCGGCGGCTGCTGAACAAGGTGGACGACTACGGGCTGTATGACGCTCGTCCCTCCGTCCTGCGCGCCACCCTCTACCCGCTGCGGATTGACCGCGTGCGTGAGGCCGACTGCTCCCGCTGGATCGCTGCGTGCGAAAAGGCCGGGCTGATCGCTCTCTACCACCACGACGGCAAGCCCTACTTGCAGGTGTTGCGGGTGCGCTGGCAGATCCGTGCGGCGCCGAAGTACCCCATGCCGCCGGAAGATGTAAACACATGCAAGCAAGTGGAAGCATGTGCTCACTTAGTCGTTGACGTTGACGCTGTCGTTGTCGCTGAAAAAGCACATGGTCGGCAAGCCGACCGATTCAGTGAGTTTTGGGAGCTTTACCCCAAGAAGGTGGCCCGTAAGCCGGCCGCCGAGAAGTGGAAGGCCAAGAAGCTCGACGCGAAGGCGGACCAGATCCTGGCCGACGTGCGGGCGCGCATGAAGTCCGACCGCCGCTGGCTTGAGGGCTACATCCCCAACGCGACGACCTACCTGACGCAGGAGCGGTGGCAGGACGAGATTCAGGGCGCTGTTAAGCCACCGTCTGCCGTGCCGTCCGGGAAGCCGGCCGGGCCCAGCGAGTCGCCGCTGGAAAACCAACTGAACTGGATCGCGGAAATGGTCCGCCGTGGCGTGATGACGGATGAGGACGCCGTCCGCGAGCGTGAGAAGGCCACCGCGAAGCACCGTGGAGTAACCGCATGAGCAACCTCTACCGCGACTGGCATCGCACGCATCCGCGTGCCAGCGCCATTGCCCTCGATCTACTCAAGCAACGCGACCTGCTGAACCTGCGCGCGGGCCGCTTGGTCAGCGACGTGATGGACGTGTTCGGCGTCGGCGGCTGCACGGCTCGCATCGCGGTGGCGATGGCGCGCCGGAACGCCCATGAAACGCGGAGGGCTGCATGAGCCAGAAGCCCAAGCAACCCGAATACAGCCCGCCCGTGCAGTCGCGCGACGGCCGCGTGGTGTGGGTGGACTTCTTCAAGGCCATGCAGATGGCGGCGATGGGCCAGCCGAAGGGGAAGAAGCGGTGAAACTTTGGTCCCGCCAACAACTTGACCGCGCCTATGCCTTCGCCTGCTCGCTGCTGGAGCAGGGTGCGATTGATTGGCAGTGCGAACCGTGGGCCGAGCCGCGCACGTCGAAGCAGAACCGCTACCTGTGGCGGGCGGTGTACGAACCCCTGGTCGAGCGGTGCGGCTTCTCGAAAGAGGAGTGGCACGAGCATTGGTGCATCGAATACTTCGGCGCGGTCGAAGTGGTCAAGCCGTCCGGCAAGGTCGAGGTCAAGCCGCAGCGGACCACGACAACCAACGAACACGGCAAGCGTGACGTGCTGAAGGGCAAGGCGTTTGCTGACTTCGTGGCCTTTGTCGAATCCGAGTGCGCCAAGAGGGGCGTGTTCGTGGTCGAGCAGTGGGAGGAGGCGGCATGATTCGTTCGCAAGCCCTCCGCGATAGCGCCGGCCATCCCGACGCGCATTGCATGTTCGAGATCGCCGGAGTGTGCGGCGACTCGACCGATTCCAAGGCGTTTGGTTGTGTGCTGTGCCACATCCGCCTCCCGGGCGAGTGCGGCGGCGCGCAGAAGCCGGACGACACCTCGGCAGCCTTTGGTTGCGGGCCTTGCCATCGCGCATTCGACGCGAACGGCTGCCCGCCGCTGCCGGAACACGAATGGATGTTTTACGCCCTGCGCGCACTGGCCCGCCAGATGCGGTGGTGGTTCGCGCATGGGTTTCTGACGATCAAGGGGGCGAAGTAGTGAATTTCGGAACAGCAACCATCCGCGCGCCAATGCGTAAGACGCGCGCACCCAAGTACGACTGCGGCCGGCACGGTCGGCTGACGGTCAAGCAGATCGCGGTCACGGCAGGAATGACGCCGCAGGCGATTACACGCCGCCTGCGCTCAGGGATGAAGGGTGAGGCACTGTGCGCACCGCGCAACGCCCACCGCACGCCGAAGGCGCGCTGCCTGAAGCCGGTGATCCGCACGGCCGTGAAGCTGGCGCGGCTGTACCCGGACCGTATTCCCACGCTGGACGAGATCCAGCAGGCGCACCCGATGGGTACGCGCAACGCGGTGAGCTGGCGGCAGGCATTCGCTGAAATGCAAAGGGGGAATGCCTGATGCGCCGTGGTCCGGGGCCAGCGTTCGCGAAGGTGATGGACGACCAGCACGCTGCGACGGCGGCCGAATCGTATTTCCGCGTAGCGATCTGGATTGCCTCACTCAAGGAGGAGCCGAAGCCCGACCGCATCATGGAGCGATTCAGCGTGCATCGCTCGACCGCATATCGGTGGCTGGCGGCGTGGAAGTCGGCGAATGGAGCGGCGGCATGAGCGGCGCGCATTCCCGCAACAAAGGCAAGCGTGGCGAACTCGAGATCGTCCACCTCATCCGCGACAACTTGGGCTTGCAAGTCAACAGGCAACTCAAGCAATACGCACAGGCGCAGCATGGCGACATCGAGCAGCTTGTCGGTCCGTATTTGTTGGAAGTGAAGAACTGCGCGAGCCTGTCACCGATCAAATCCTGGTGGCAGCAGGCGGTCACGTCGGCCACGAAGCGCGACGCGATTCCGTGCCTCGCCTACAAGGTGCCGCGCAAGGGCTGGCGGTTCCGGGTCCCCATGCGCGAGGCGTGGGCGAGCGGGCAGCAGTGGGGCAAGGAACTGCAATACACGATGGACTTAAGCCCGGACGGATTTTTCCTTCTGGTCAGAGAACACAGCTAAGGGGAAGCTGACATGGCGAGCGACTTGGACAAGATCACACAAGCCTTCCGACTCCTCGCCTCCGTCGCTTTCCCCGACGGATACATTGGCGAGCTGGAGGTGGCCGCACTCAACGCCCATCTGGAGGCGACGAAGGCCGACCGGGCAAAGCATCTACTCGCGACGCGGGGGCGCAAAGAGGCGGCGGCGATTCTTGGGTGTAGCGAGGCGCAGGTATATCGCCTCGCACAAATTCGCAAAAGTAGCGCGCCAATAGAATCCGCTGCTTAATCATGTCAAGCCATCAGAAACCGCAAAGGAGCGGTGAGATGGCGGTCGAGATCGGCAACACCCTTCGCTTCATCACCGGCTGTAGCTTTGAGCTAGATCGCAACGACCTAGATATCCGAGTCACCGCCAACGGCTTTGTCGTGACGAAACGCAAGGCTGGCGACGAAGGCAACTTGGGCCGCGCCCACGTATTCACCAACGCTGCTGCAATGGCGGCGTGGATTCGCAAGGAATACACCCCGAAGGTCGCCAAGAAGGCCAAGAAGCCGGCGAAGAAAAAGAAGGCGGCGCGGTGATGTCCGCCCTCACCATCATTTCCAGTCGCAACGATGACAACAGCACCACGCTGACGGTCACGTTGCCGGCCCGCCGCAATGGCGAGGTCAATTTCGGGGCGCTGGCGCGGATCAACCGCGACTTGCTGCTCATCAACCCGCAGGCGTTCGACCCGCCCGATCCGCCGCTTTTCGCGTCCGAGCCCGTATTGCGTGACACATATACGGCAGACGGTGCCGGCCTCGTGTTGGCTGAGCTGCGCCACGACGCAGCTGAAGCCTCCAATCCACTCAACACGGCCGATACGGTCGGGCCTGGTGAGGCATGAAGCTCATTGCCTGCATCGTTGGCGCGTTTGCGTGGGGCGCTGCCTCGCCCAACCTCTTGTCCGCAATTGCCGGTGGCGTCGCCTTTGGTGCGGCCTGTATCGCGTGGATGGAGGGGCGGAAATGAAGCGCATGACCCTTCGCACCGAGAACCAATGGCGCAGCCTGAAGGATGGCGCGGGCGTTGACCTGCTGCGCGTGTCATTCGTCCGCAACGGATTCCAAGTCGGAGTCGGGGTCACGGTCGCCGGGTTCGGCCTCGGGCTGACGTACTGGAAGCGCGCCTTCGGATTGCCGATCACTTACACCGACGAAGCCGGCCGTGTCTGGACGGCGCATTGCAGCGCCACCTACGCCTGGGAACCCATCGAAACCCACGGCTGGGCCGGCGAGCCGCAGGGCATGGAGAAGGCCCCGTGAGAATTTCCTACAAGGTGCTGGCCGCCACCATTGCGTGGGGCGTGGCCTGCTGGGCATGGCTTCCGCATAACGCATCGCTGCCCGTGGCGCTGGTCCTCGGCGGCTGCGCGGTCGGCGTGATCGTGGGGATCTTCGATGTGATGCGAGGCCGCGCCTGATGCGCCTACTGACGCTCGACATCGAGACGAAGCCCATCACCGCCCACTGCTGGGGCCTGTGGGACCAGCGCATCGGGATCAACCAGATCATCGACGGCGGCGGCCTGCTGAGTTTCGCGGCCAAGTTCCACGGCGAGCGCAAGGTGCATTTTGCGGCCGAGTGGGAGGACGGCGAGCGCGCGATGGTCCGCAAGGCTCACAAGCTACTGGACGAGGCCGATGCGGTCATGGGGTGGAACAGCGACCGCTTCGATGTGCGCTGGCTTAACGCGATGTTCGTGAAGCATGGGTTGGGGCGGCCCGCGCCGTTCGCCAAGGTGGACTTGATGAAGTCGGTCAAGCATCACCTCTATCTGCCGAGCTACAAGCTGGACTTCGTGGCTGGCTATCTCGGCGTCGGGCGCAAGGTCCGCACGGGTGGGTTCGATCTCTGGTCCGACGTGCTGGCTGGCTGCACGAAAGCCCGGGCCCTGATGCGCCGGTACAACATCGGCGACACGAAGCTCACCGAGCAGGTGTTCGACGTGCTGCACGCCCGAGGCTGGGTGCGCGGCTTGCCGAACTGGAGCATCCGCGAGGGCCACGCCTGCCCGTACTGCGGCAGCGAACGCCTCCAGCAGCGCGGATTCCGCGAGACGGCGACACGGCGTTATGCGCGCTACCAGTGCCGCGATTGCCAGGGCTGGTCGCAGGGCACGCATTCCGAACCGGGCGGCGCAAAGCTCAAGGCGGCGGCATGAACCGACTCAAGAAAGCATGGCTGGCGCTGACGGGGCGGACGAATGAGGTAGGACCCAAGGTCGTGAATCACACGATCTACCTGCCCGAGCCTAACGAGTGGCACAACTACTTTAAGGCGGTCATTTACGAAAACGGCCCCTTCTCTGAGCCGACCGTCGAGTATTTCCATTCGTGCGAGCAGGCCCGCCAAACGCATCCTGGCGCTTACGTCACGGTTGCGCTTGGATTCGAGGTTAACGGGAGGACGTTTATCGCGCCTGACAGCCTGAAGCCCATTGAGGTGCAGCCCAAGCCCAAGCGACCCAAGGGGAGGGCGGCATGAGGGGCTTCAACTTCTGGGTGTCTGGTGCGTTAACGATGGTCGCGGTGGTGCAGGCGGCGAGCGGTCATGCATGGCTTGCCATGCTCGATACGGCGCTTGCCGGCCTGAACCTCTACATCGGGACGCGCCGATGAGTGCAGAAACCGCCATCGAGGTGCAGGCCGACTACACCCTGCGCGGGCCGGACTTTGAAACGATCTTGGTTGGCCCGGTGACTGCGGTCATTGTGGACGCAGACCGACTGGTGCGTTCCGAGTGGCGCAATGGGTTCCCGAATTGGGGGATGTATCGCGCCGCGCTGGCCGGCGATGCGCTCCCTATGTCGCGCCTGAAGGATTGGGTGATCGCCTTCACTGTGGCCTATGGCATGACGGGCGGGGTGCGCCGGGATGCGTACAGCGATGAGCTGGCGTATGCCGCTGGGCTGGACGCGCTGCACATGCTCGTCAATTCCCGCCAGATGCAGCCGTACACGCTCACGGCCGATGCGGTGGGCGTCCACCACAAGACTTACCGCTGCCTGCGGGACACCATCTACGCCCGCCTGAAGGCCAGTCTGGACGAATACTGGATTCGGATGCAGGTCGCCATTCGCCAAGTCGCGATGCACGACAGAAAAATCTGAACGGAAGTGCGGATCGCGGATTCCCGTGTTGCACTAGGGGTCTAGCCCGCACAGCTTCCCGGCACGCTCCAGGTTGCGGCCAAGCCATAAGAGGCGGGCTTGCCCGGAGCGCCATTGCGGTGCGTCCGGGCAACCTATTTTCGGAGCCGCCGCGTGACCACGATAGCGTACTCGGCAGGCACGATGGCCGCCGATACGCAGGTCTCCGCAGGCGGGCGCAAGTTCCGCACGCACAAGGTCAAGCGCCTGAAGTGCGGCGGGCTGATCGGCTCCAGCGGCAAGCTGGCCGACATCCTGAAGATCCAGCGGTGGGCCGAGGCGGGTTTCCCCGAAGCGGACAAGCCGGACTTCGGCGACGAGGGCGAGTTCGAGTGCCTGATCGTCACCGGGGCGGGCGACGTGTACCTCTTGGACGAGGACATGGAGCTGATGCCCTTCATGGATGCGTTCATCGCGGTGGGGTCCGGCGGACCATACGCGATGGCGGCGATGGAGTGCGGCAGGAATCCGGCCGAGGCGGTGGCGGTGGCGGCGAAGTTCGACGCCAACACGTCCGAGCCGGTCGAGGTGTTTCGCGTGGAACCGAAGGAGGCTCCGCGTGGACGACGACGCGCTCGCAGAGCTTGATCTGGCCGCGATGGACCTGCTGCGCTGCTACGAACGGTTGGGCGTCGCGGCCATTGTCGTGACGTACCCCGGCGAGGCCATCTTCGTGCGCTGCCAGAACGCAGGCGACGTGGTGCCGCTGTGCAAACGGGTGATCGAGGAACACGCAGCGCCGGCCGACCGGACGCTGAATTAAGGGGCGCTTGCGCCAACAGGGGTAAGCGCGTGCAGGATCAAGCCACAGACGCCGTTGTGGCGGGGATCGCTCACAAGGTCGCGCAGGGCGGCACAGGCGTTGTCCTGTGGGGCTGGCTGACGGCCAACGATGTGGCGGCCTTTGGCGGCTTGCTGCTGGCGGTCATCGGCGTGTGTATCCAGTGGTACTACCGGCGCAGGCAGGATCGGCGCGATGCCGAGCTGCACGCGGCCAAGTTGGCGGACATCCGCGAGCATGGCAGCGAATAAGCGCCTCATCGCAGGCGGCCTGAGTGCCGTTCTGCTGCTGGCGGCTCCGCTGGTCGCGAAATGGGAGGGCGTGCGGTACTACGCCTATCCCGACCCGGCGACGGGTGGCGCACCGTGGACGGTCTGCTACGGCCACACAGGGCCGGACGTGGTGCGCGGCAAGGGCTACACGCTGGCCGAGTGCCAGGCGCTCCTACAGGCCGATCTGCACGAGGCGGACGCGATCGTGCGGCGCTGCATTGCGCGCCCCATGCCCACCCGCGTGGAGGCGGCGCTGGTGTCGCTGACGTTCAACGTTGGTCCGCAGCCGGTGTGCAGCGGGATGCTGGGGAAGCACGCACGGGCCGGGGATTGGGCGCGGACGTGCGCCTCGCTGGACGTGTACCGGATGGCCGGGGGCCGCGTGATGCGCGGCTTGGTGTTGCGACGGGCGGATGAGCGCGCTGTGTGCGAGGGCAGGGCATGAATTACCCGAGGATCACTCGCCGCGAGGACAAGGGCGTTCTGCGCTGGGATCATGCTGCCGCGCTTTGGCGTTGGATGGCGACAGGCCCGTACCTGCGCACGGTGACGATGCACAACGGCGAATGGCGCGTCGTGCGGTGGCGACTGTGAAAAGCATCGCCTTCTGGCTGTCGTGGATGTGCGCGGTGCTGGCCTTCCGGCTGGCGCATTACGCGAAGGACGGCGTGGGCGAGGCGGACGACTATAAGGTGGGCGGGACGGACTGATGGCGCTGTTTCTTGTCGGACTTGCCTGCCTCATCGTTGGTAGCTGGCTGGGGATTGCGTTGGAGCAGTTTCACGCGCCGATTCGCGCTTGGCGTGCTCGTCTCTGGCGACTGGCGCTGTATGGCGACCCGCGCGAGGAGTTGTGCGCGTTTATTCGCGGTGACCGTGACCCCTGATGACTGAGATTCGCCCGCTACAGGCTCCGGCCTTTCAGCCATTCGCACGCAACCTGCTGACCGTGGCGATCTGCGGCGCGTTGTATGGCGTGTTCGCATGACCCCTAACAAGCGCGCCACGCTGCTGACCGCCTTTGTCGCCGTGATCGGCGCGGGCTTGGTCGTGTGGCATTACATGACGGGCGGCGAGTGGGCGCAGTTGGTGGCGGCGATCTGGCCGCGAGGATGAAATGATGGCTTATACGCTAGTGACAATTCTGCTCTATTGCCTAGCGTTCGCAGGCATTGTGTGGTCGCTCAAAGGAGCGAAGTCCCACACAGTCAACCAATGCTGGTGCGGGCAGACGCACGGGTATCAGCCGGTCCGCGATCCAAGCGAGCCAAACCCGCCAAACCCGCCTGCGCCGGAAGTGCATATCGTGCGGGTGCATAACCCGCCACGTCCGCGCGGACATAAGCCATACGGCTGACAAGTCATCTCCAACGCCCCTCGTGACGTTGGACCTCCTCCCGCCCTCGGGCGGGCTGGACTTTAGTTGAGGGCACGACAATGAAGCTGGCCGCACTCCTGGCGCTGGTAGAGGCGGCGCTGGCGGTCGTCGCCGTTGTCGTCTGCCTGTTTCTATGTCCACACGTTCGGCTGCTTCCTGTTCGTGCCCATGCCGTCTGACGAGGAGCGGGCATCGTGGCGCTGAGAATCCCCTACGTCCGCGAGATTGGCTCTGTGCTGGCGCTGGCGGCCTTCCTCGCCTACACGGCTTGGATGTACCGCCTAGGTGGCACGGAAGCCCGCAAGGACTGCACGGAGCGCGAGAACGCCGAACTGAAGGCCGAACGCGCGCAGGTCGAGTATTGGCAGAAGCAGGCGTTCGACAAGGACGAGGCGCTTCGCAAGGCGCTGTCTGCCCTTCCGAAAACGGGCAGCAAGGTGGAGCGAGTAGTCCATGACCATCCGACAAGCCCTGCTTGTGTTGTGCCTGACGCCGTGGTTGACGCATTGCAGGACGGTATCGACGCAGGCAAGCCGGCAGCCGCCCCCTGACGCTGTGCAGCTCTGCGAGGCGCTGCCGGACACGCACAGGGGCATGACGCTGGATGACTTGGCCCGTTGGGCCGGGATCGCAGTAGAGCGGCACAACACCTGCATGAATCGCCACAAGGCGCTGAGTGATTGGGCGAGGGGCAAGTGATGGGTGGCTTTGGTGAAGGTTGACGAGCTGTTTGATGAGTTGTTCGCGTCGATATTCGCGCGCAACAAGCTGCCAGAAGGCTCAATGCGTGTCGCACCGGGGAGCGATGCGCTGGTGTGGCGGACTACTCCGGCTAGGGATGAGCCTCAAATCGTTATCGGCGACTCGCCTGACTGGCACGCCAAGGGGCTTTAAGTGACCGACTACAGCCGGAAGATCGGCAGCACGACCGTGGACCTCTCGCCCAACGTGGCGAGCATCCAGAAAGCCATCAACAGCCTGCCCAGCGATGGCGGGACGGTGGTGGTGGCGCCGGGCGAGTACCAGATTGACGCGGTGAATGCCTCGATCAAGCTGCGCAATGGCGTGCGTCTGGTGCTCACAGGTGTGACCTTGAAGGTCATCCCGAACAGCGCGATCCGCTATGCCGTGCTGGACAGCAATGCCGCATGGGATTGGGAAGTGGTGGACGGCGAGATCGTCGGCGACCGCTACGAACACAGCTATGTCACCGCAGGTCTCACCACGAGCCAGCAGACCCACGAGTGGGGCCACGGCTTTGCGGTGCATGGCGGCGGACGCGGCACGATCACCGACCTGAAGGTGTCCAACTGCACCGGAGACGGCATCTGCATCTCGTCGGATGATGTAGTGATTGACGGCTGCGTCTCCACGAACAACCGGCGTCAGGGCTGCTCCATCGTGGACGGCGTGGGCGTCAAGCTGGTCAATTCGGAGTTCAGCAACACGAACGGCACCAGCCCGCAGTGTGGCGTGGACATCGAGCCCGAACCGGGTCAGGTCTGCAAGAACGTCTTGATCGACAACTGCCGATTCCCCAGCAATGCGAAGTACGGGATCAACGTCCTGCAACGTAGCGATGGCGGGATTATCGACGGCGTGACGGTGCAGAACTGCCAGATCGGCGGCATGGATTTGTCGAGCATCAACAAGAGCAACGGTGCGGTGGTCAATGGGGCCAGCAACGTCTCATTCGTGAATAACCAGATCGGCTGGAACTCGGCGACTGGCCTGCGCCTGCTGTCGGGCAAGGGGCTGCATGTGAGTGGCAATCGCTTCGGCCCGAACTACACCCGCAACGGGGTCAAGGATCGAAGCCCGGATGTGACGCGGACGGGCTACAGCACGACCTTCCAGGCTGACCTACTCATCACCACCACGTCCGTGAGCGGGTTGGATGTGGGGACGAATAGCTACGCATGAACCACGTCAAGCTGGCGCATTACGGCAAGGCCGCGAGCTACACGCTGGGCGGCAAGGGCCGGGTCTACATCAATGGGCACAAGGTGGATGGCGTTCTGGCGTTTGAGCCAAGGCTACTGGACACCGATGAGGTAGCGAGCGTGACCATCACGCTTGCGGTGTCCACCTTCACGTTCGAGCCTGACGAGCAGGAATGAGCGGCAAGGGCAGCCACCGACGCCGAGAGGATCGCCAAGGCGGTCGAGGCGAATTGGGCTGGCATCAACTGGAATAGCCGTGAGCCGCAAGCTGCTAACGCTGAAGCCCCGGGTACTGACAGCGGAGCCAAGGCTCCAGACGGTGAACCCGAACAGTTGGCGGGAAGGCAAGACCACGGCTGAGCGTGGCTATGGGGCGCGATGGCAACGGGCCAGGCTGCGCTTCCTCGCCAAGCATCCGCTCTGTGTGATGTGTGAGGCAGAGAACAGGGTCGGCGCTGCAACCATCGTTGACCACATCAAGCCGCATCGTGGGGACATGGTGCTGTTCTGGGATGAGGCGAACTGGCAGCCGTTGTGCGCCCATCACCACTCATCGGACAAGGCGAAGGCGGAAGCCGAGGGGTAGGGGGTCGCGATCTCTACGGCCGCCCTGCCGCCATGACCACTCGTCCCCGCACGCAGGGATTAAATCCCGCTTTGATTTATGACTGAGAGGTTAAGACGATGGCACGAGGCGGCTATCGGCCTGGTGCTGGGCGTCCACCGGGCTCAGGAAAGGGCCAAAACGACGAGAACGCGGCCGAGCCGTGTGCGGCTGACCTTGAGCCTGTCGAGCGCACGCCGCTCGAATACATGCTCGCGGTGATGAACGACACGACGGCCGATGCGGCGCGTCGTGACCGCATGGCGATTGCTGCTGCCCCGTTCGTCCACGGGAAAATCCCCGAGGGCGGCAAGAAGGAGCAGGCGAAGGGCGCGGCCAGGGCTGTGGCGGCCGAGGGCAAGTTCCGCCCCGGCGAGCCGCCCAAGTTGTCGGTGGTCCAGAAGTAGCGCATGGAGTGGACGACAGCCTGCCCCGATTGGGAGAGCAGGCTGATCGAGGGGCGGTCCATCATCCCGCCTCCGATCTTCCCGGAGCAGGCCGAGCAAGCTCTAGCGATCTTCAAGCAGTTGCGCGTTGTCGATCTGCCCAAGACGGTATGGGATGAGGCGCTAGGGGGATATCGGAGCCCCAACTTCGGCGAGTGCGCCGAGCAGTGGGTGTTCGATTTCGTCGCGGCCATCTTTGGCGCGTACGACGCGGAGACGGGCAACCAGCTCATCCGCGAGTTCTACCTGCTCATCAGCAAGAAGAACACGAAGTCCACCATCGCGGCCGGCATCATGCTGACGGCGGTGATCTTGTGCTGGCGCAACGACGAGGAGCATCTGATCCTCGCGCCGACCAAGGAAGTGGCGGACAACAGCTTCAAGCCGGCCGCTGGCATGGTTCGGGCCGACGACGACCTGCTCGCGCTGTTCCATATCCAGGACCATCTGCGAACGATCACCCACCGGGAGACGAATGCGTCCCTGAAGGTGGTCGCGGCGGACACCGAGACGGTATCGGGCAAGAAGTCCGGGCGCGTGCTGGTGGACGAGCATTGGGTGTTCGGCAAGCGCGCGAACGCCGAGGCGATGTTCATGGAGGCGTTGGGCGGCCAAGTGTCGCGCAACGAGGGTTGGGTGATCTACCTGACCACGCAGTCCGACGAGCCGCCCGCGGGCGTCCTCAAGGACAAGCTGTCGTATTTCCGCGATGTCCGGGACGGAAAGATCCAGGACCGCAAGTCCCTCGGGGTGCTGTACGAGTTCCCCGAGCGGATGCTGAAGGACAAGTCCTACCTAGACCCGGCCAACTTTTACATCACCAACCCGAACATCGGGAAGTCGGTGAGTGCGGAGTGGCTGTCGGACCAGCTCGTCAAGCAGCAATCCAAGACGGACGGCTCGCTACAGCAGTTCCTTGCGAAGCATCTCAACGTCGAAATCGGCCTAAACCTTCGGACCGACCGATGGGCGGGTGCGGACTTTTGGGAGGACGCAGGCGACAAGTCGATCACCCTCGACTACATCCTCGCGAACTGCGACGTGGTGGTGCCGGGGATCGACGGTGGCGGCCTGGACGACCTGTTGGGGCTGTCCTTGCTGGGCCGCGAGATGGGCACCGGGCGCTGGCTCCACTGGGGCCATGCGTGGGCTCACAAGATCGCCTTGGAACGCCGCAAGGATATCGCGCCCCGCCTGCTGGACTTCCAGCAGGAAGGCGACCTGACGATTGTGGAGCGTCCGGGGCAGGACGTTGCGGAGGTGGCGGATTTTGTCTGCCGCGTGCGTGACGCTGGACTGCTCGCGGCCAAGCACCCCATCGGGGTGGACGCGGCCGGCATTGGCGACATCGTGGACGAGCTGTTGTCGCGCGGCTTTCAGGTCGAGGACATCACGGCGGTTCAACAGGGATGGCGCTTGAACGGCGCGATCAAAACCACCGAGCGCAAGGTCGCGGGTGGCGAGTTCGCGCACGGGGCGAGTCCGCTCATGGCCTGGTGCGTCAGCAACGCCCGCATCGAGGACAAGGGCAACGCCATCTCGATCACGAAGCAGGCTTCCGGCAAGGCAAAGATCGACCCGCTCATGGCGGTGTTTAGCTCCGTTTCGCTGATGGCGCTCAATCCAGCGCCCGCGCGGAACCCCTACGAATCCCGAGGAATCCGGACACTGTGAAAGCGACTCGGGAAGAAATGGCAGCGGCCATCGAGCGCGCCCGCAATTCGGCGACCTTGCGCGAGCCGGAGTGGTGGCGGCAGATGCCGGC